ATGAAGAAATTTTTCAAATTTGGTTGTCTAGGTATTATTGCGATTTTTGCAATCCTTGTTGTCATAATGATTATCGATATTGCTAATGACGACCCAATATCAAAAGACAAAACAAAGGAAGCTGTTACAACAACAGCTAAATGGGAAGAAAAAATTAAAGAAGTTGCATCAAGTAATAGAAATCCAAATGAAAAGTTTGATGAAGTGAGTAGATATGCCCACGATTACAAACCATCTAAAGATGAAGTAAAACAGTTTGGCGATGCCATTATTAAAGAATATAAAGATAAAAATTATATTAAAGATATCTCTAACCATGAGTACATGTTAACGAATATTTTCAAATCACAAGTTGTTGATAAAAATGCATCAGAAAAGCCATTAAAAGATTTCGCTTTCGACTTCTGGCAAAACTCTAAATACAACTACCGCGGTGTAGAAAATGCGACAAGTAGTGCTACACAAGCAAACGAACGCCAAATGGATAAAGCTTTAGATAAAATGAATAAATAGAATGACCATTTTTTAGGGAGGGTATATTATGAAGGTTGTACGCTCTATATTCAAAGGATTTCGTTTAATAGGTTTAATTGTAAAACCCGTACTTAAAGCATTATCTAAAAGTAAATTTTAAATCTCATAAAAATAAAAATCCCCTTCTGCATATGGATGCAAAAGGGGATTTTTTAAATTAATCTATTCGTTCTACAGATACTGGTTCATAGATAAATAAGAAACGGTGTATATTTACACTAACATTTATAAATCTGAAATTCAAGATATAATTACCTACTTATAGAATCAGATAATATTTTTTATTTATAAAACTATTCTTTTATTAAAAATTATTGAACAAAGGAAAAGCAAACTCATACGAGCTTGCTTTTCACATTAATTAACTTTAATATATTCGTACCACCATTTTCCACCTGGTCGAGTATCCATCCACCAAGTAATCTTGTCTAATTCTGGATTAGGTAAAACATCGGTTTGGATATAAGCTAGACCTGTTAATGGATTAACAACAACTTTTCCCTTTGTTCCTCGTTCAGCCATAGCTTGAATCACTTCATTTAGATAATTTATACCGAATTCACCGGACTTAACATATTGATATCCACTATTAGAACCGCTGTTTCCTCCACCATCACCAACAGTTTGCCCAGTTAAAGCGTAAACAATTGAGTTAGCGATTTTATCAACATTCCATTTGGCCATATCAGATTCGTTATCAATGAATCCTAATTCAATAAGAATAGCTGGTGCTTTTGTCCCATTCAATACCGCTAAATCTGTACGTTGCTTTGCGCCACGATCACGCCACCCAATATCTTTTGCCAATTGAGCCGAAATTTTAGCCGCCAGATCTTTCTGATCATAATACAGAACTTCCACTCCCTGTCCATTTCCGTCACTTGCATTAAGATGAAAAGAAATAACTAAATCCACAACATGAGAATTACTGTTACGAATAATATTATTTAAATTTTGCGCTTGAGTGCCTCCTACTTCGTCTGTATCATCATAGACTGTGTGTCCTAAAGCTCTTAACTTAGCTGCCACTGCATCTTTTACCTGACGATCCATAATATGCTCTTTTCGATTTCCTGAATTAGCTCCTTGTACAATACTGTTGTGTCCTCCATGTAAACTATAACGAGTCATCATTCAACATCTCCTTTTTTATTATCATATTCAGAACTTGTCTTATTGCTCCTGCCACCTAAAATTTCAACTGCATTCGTTAATGCTGAAGGTAAAGGTATTCCCATACGCCCTGCATTTTCTAAAAGTGAAAGTAACTCATTGCCCATGAAGAAGAAAATAGTCGCTTCACGAATCGCGCTGTTACTTCCAAGTGCTGAATCTAGTTGTGCGGCCGCTCCGACCAAAAGAAAAAGCACCACCTTTTTGGCGATGCCTTTGAAACCAACTTTACTTTTTAATTCTCCGTTATACCCTGCTGCAATCATGCCAGTTAAATAATCAATAACTGCCATCGTCACTAAGATTTTCAATGTTGCATCCCATCCTCCCAAGAAATACCCACAGAAGCCACCAAACGTAGCTATAAATGCTTTCAGTAATACATCAATACGATCCATCTTTTTCTCTCCTTTTTAAGCTGCAAAGCAACTTGGATCCATTCCAAATATCTCTGCAATATCTTCCTCACTTCTATCTTTTAAATAAGATTCAGTTGTAGAAATATCAGAATGGTTAGCAAGTGATTTTAGTTTTTCAAGCGGCACTCCTTGTACTTTCAAATTATCTAATCTGCTATGACGGAAACAATGAGGATTGATTTTATATTTCTTTCCTTCCTTTTCATTCAGCATCTTAGCAAATATGTCGCACTAATAATTAAATACACTCTTGTTCAATCTTTTTCTCTCACCATTCTTATAAACCCGCACAAACAAATCTGGAATAGTATCCTTACCTCGCTGATTTATATATAAACGAATGCATTTCTGCACCCGGTGATTGTAATATAATCTAAATTTCTTACCACGTTTTCCTCGTACCACATTTGTATAATAGTGTTCTATTAACCCTTCTTTCTGAACCTGGTAAACCTCATTCTTTCTAGCTGCGCTGTAATAAGAAAGGGCCAAATACATTGCTAACATGTATTTTTCTTGCTCAAGTAATTCATCGATTAACCAATTAATCTGCTCCTCAGTTATAAAAGTGATATCTCGAATTGGATTCTTAGGTAAACCACGTACCCTTGAACCCACATTAAATTCATAATCATAGTCGTCATCATCCGCACAAAATTCTAATGCGGATCTTAACGCACTCATTAATCCATTTACACGAGCATTAGACATTTCCATCTCTTGAAAAATAATAGATAAATTCCGAATGTCTTTACGTGTTAGGTCAATAAGGTTTTTATTTTCCAAGTGTTGATGTATTAGAAACAAAATAATTCTCAAATCCCAACCATATTGTTTTAAAGTGCTTGCCGCTTTTCCTTGTGCTTTCTTTTCAATAAGAAAATCTTTGACTAGGTTTTTATTTTCTTGGCTAACATACTTTTCATAAATTGCTTGGTCTACTATTCGTTTCACACTGATCATCTCCTCAAATCGAGTAGAGGGAAAATAAATTAATTTATTCTCGCCCCTCTCACACCACCGTACATACGGTTCCGTATACGGCGGTTCAGTTTATATTGCAGTGCGAACTTTTAGATAGCGTTCTAGAGAAGAAGGAACGCCCCTCTTCTTTAGTCTTTGATTTGACATAGCCCTTTGAACGACTTTCGATAATCCTATATATCGGTAGCCCTTTCGACAGTAGGTTAATCCCTTCGCTTCTTCCTCCGGAATCCCTAATTGAACAAGCGATTTGATTTGCTTCTTCGGTATTTTCCATTGCTTCCAAATAATCACTCTAATTCTGGAGCGAAGCTTCTTATCTACTTGCTTCATAACGCCTTTCATATTTGTAATCCTGAAGTAATTTACCCATCCAAATATAACTTGTTTTAGTTTCAATATTCGATAGTCTAGCGGAACGCTCCAGTTTCGTTTTGTCAGTTGTCGAAGCTTTCTTTGAAGTTTCTGTACTGAGATTGGGTGTGGTTTCGTTTGATATCTCTCATCCTTAGAGTTGTAATAATATCCAAAGCCTAAAAATTTTAAATCTTCTGGCCGAGAGATTTTACTCTTTTCCGTATTGACTATCAAACCTAGATTCTTTTCTATAAATCTCACGATTGATTTCATCACTCTGCTCGCCGCTTTCTCGCTTTTCACAAAGATAAGAGCGTCGTCGGCATATCTCACAAATTGGAGTTCTCTACTTTCAAGTTCCTTATCCAGTTCATTCAGCATAATATTGCTTAAAAGAGGGCTGAGATTACCTCCTTGCGGAGTTCCGACTGATGTTTCTTCATATTTTCCATTCACCATAACCCCACTGACTAAGTACTTTCTTATGAGAGAAATTACATCTCCGTCGCTTATTGTGTTAGATATAATTCGCATCAATTTATCGTGGTGAACTGTATCAAAGAATCTTTCCAAATCAATATCCACTATCCACTCATATCCAGCATTTAGAAACTCCAAACTTTTAACAATTGCCATTTCACAACTTCTTTTTGGTCTAAAGCCATAACTGAATTCACTGAACTGCTTTTCAAATATCGGGCTAAGTATTTGATGAATGGCTTGTTGAACGACTCTATCCACTACTGTTGGTATTCCCAGCTTGCGCATCTTGCCATTCTCTTTTGGGATTTCCACTCTTAAGGCAGCTTGTGGTTGGTATTTTCTTGTTCTAATGCGCTGACGTAGTTCGTCCTTGTTCTCCTTCAGATATTGCTTTAGTTCGTCGACTGTTACGCCATCAACTCCACTTGCACCTTTGTTTTTATACACGCGTAAGTAGGCTTCATTCATATTTTGATTACTTAATATTGTTTCTAAAAGTTCCACACTCGTTTCTCCTTTCCCCCTCACGTAATAAGTGATACCTCTGTTTTGGTTATCCTTTGAGATACGCTCATACTTTCTACCATTAACACATTCAGAGTAGGTCACTTACGCATTCGTGGCGTTGAAACACTATAAACTGTTCAGCCCTTCATGAACTTAGTTCACTACTATGGCTTCGGCTGACTTCTCGCGGCTAACCATTTTCGACTGTACTGTTAGTACATCCGCAAGATCTCCCAGGGTAAGACAACTATCTTTCCTCTTTTACTCGCCTGATTTACTCTACAAAGTTACGCACATCTATTTGGACTTTAACTTGAATTGGAGTCTTATCCCTTTATAGAGCCTTCGTATCAGATTTCTGTTCGTCGAGCCAAGATTTTATTCCACGCTTCCTTCAGCCCCCACCTCACGGTAAGCACCTTGCGCTTCCTTAATGGTTGGTCGATGTGTACCCCCATAGTGGACTTTCACCACCTAGACAGTTGCCATGCCTGGCACACAATAAAAAACAGCTTATAGCTGCTCTGGTTTCTTAACGATTAAATTTTGAAGTAACAGTTGTTCTAAAACTTCAATTCTACGGTTCATTTGTTTATTTTCTTCTTTTAACTCTTGAATTTCAGCATCTTTCGCTTGTTTTTCTTCTTGAAATGCCTTTATTTGAATTGCTACTGAAGAATATATTTCAGCTGCATTTCTTGTTTTTGTAACAAAACACTCAGGAGTATTTTCATCATCTGCAATCCACCCATAGTGAGTTTCTATATCGTTTGTCGTAAGAATTGGGTCACCTTCAACACGATTCATTCCCTTCTCATATAATTCTTCTATATCTGTTTTCAAGTTGTATTGTTGGATTTGAAGTGCCATAATTTTTTCTATTGCACTAAACTGCACGTCACGAATATTTGTTTTGTATTCACGTTTCGATGCTGTTTGAAAAGCTGATGCCGTAACAGCATTAAAAGCATTACCTGTTCCATCTTTAACTTGAAGTGTTTTATATCCATCAACGTTACCGTTACGCAAAGTTACTGTTTGGAAACGGAGATCAGTTTCAGCATTTGACGTTGCAACTATATCAAGCATATTTTTACCTTTTAAGTTGAATACAATAGAAGACTGACTGTCCATCCATACGGATTTAGATCCACCTTTTAATGTTATTCCACCAGCAGAGTCTACCCAAAATGCGTTCGATGGATTAGATACAGTGAAGGTAGCACCGTTGGCTACTTCAACCCAATATGATCCATTTTTTGCATACTGACTTATACCTTTTCCAGAAGTGATAATTGTATGCCCAGCAGAATTGACCTCTGTATTCTGATTACTTTTCATAAACAAAGCCCCACCAGTAAGAATATCTACATGGCTTACAGAATCTAAACGAATTGTATTAGTATAAGCGCTAAATTGTTTATCAGACCTTAGGGTAACTCCGTTATTACCAGTAATATAAATATAGTTATCTCCATTAAGAGATACATCCCCTTTTGTATCCACATTTAATTTAGCGCAATAATGTGGAGTTTGATCCGCATCATAACCTTTAACAATACCAAAGGTACCGGTATAGTAATTTTCTCCTTTCACTGGGAATTGAGATATTGTTAAAGTACCATCTCGGAAACGTGATGTATCCACATCATCATGCATAAGTATTGTTGGTTGTATTTGGCTATCAACAGCTCTTTTGTAATAACCAATAAACATTCGATTTAAATTCGACTCCATCAAACGTATGAATTGCTTTTGAATGTGAACATAATTAGAACCATTGTCTGTACGTATGGTTGTACCTTTAAGTTCCTGCGCTTCTAAATATTTTGCTATTGTTGTTCCATCTAATTGTATTTTACCTGCACTAATTTTAACTGCTTCTGCTGTTTGATTGATAGTCGAGATAATATCGCCTTTTTTGACTGTTGAATTAATTTCATTAGACATTAATGTAATAGAGCTTTCGTGCTTTTCCACCATTGCCTTACTTCCGAATTGACCGTTCGCTTCTGTTTTGGTGTATACATCCGTTTTCTCTGCCTTTAAGTCAATACGGTTAGATTGCTGATTGATCGTTGTTTCCATTTTAGAAACTTTACTATCAAAATCAGAAGTAGCCACTTTCTTTGCAATTTCGCCTACAAGTTGGTCATAGTTGGCATAGTCTTTCGGATTCTCCATGAAACTAGAAGGTGTAATACCTTGTTGTAATTGTGGTTGCGATACCCAAAGTCTACCGTTTTTTCTAATAACCACTACGAAACGTATCGTAGTAACACCAGATGCAGGAGATGGCATAGTTACACTAACAAATTTCCATGATCCATTAGTCAGTAATGGTACAAGTTGTACGACTTTATTCGTAACCCAAGTAGAACCATTGTAAAATTCAATCATTACAAATGCTGTATTATCTATGGTAGCAACTGCATCTGTGTAAAACCATGCAGATAACACATAATCACCTGAGTTAGGAGATACAGGTAATGATTGATAGAACGCTGCGTTTCTGTCTACTGTCTGCCCGGACGATTCTAATTTAACGGAATTCATACCGTCATGGTTTCTCGCTGTTTCTGGTACAGCTGTAAAGTTACTGCCGTTTGGACCGACACCCCATTTAGAAATACTCGGTTTTCTACTCGTTACAGCTCCTGTAGTAGCGTTTATTACTCGATCTTCAAATGCAGTATTAAATAGTAAGTTCGTACTTCCTAATCCACCTACATATTCTTGCATTTGAGTATCTGTTACTTTGGATTTAATTTGATTATTCAACTGTGTGATATCACTCGTGTTTTGTTGTACAATTTCTCCTTGTTTGCCTTGTGTTTGAGATAGAGATGTAATGGTTTGTGAATTAGAATCCGTTGTTTGTTTAACTTGATTCAAGGTAGTTTGCATTGCACCTTGGTCTTTTTGAACAGTTGATACAGTAGTTTTTACACCAGCCACACTTTTTTCGATTTCGGTTGTTTTCTTCGTGAATTCATCGGTTGTTACTTGATCTTCTGCTGCTGGTTTATAGTCTGTTGCTTTATTTCCAATTTCAATTTGCCATTCTTTTAATTCGATCATGCCTTTAACATTACGTAATAGCGTTTGCGAATTGAAAACCTCAATTGCTTTATCTTTAAGATTATAAGTAAAGGAATATGTTTTCCATTCTTGATTTGCGCTAACATCACTTTCGCAACGAACACCAGGCCATAATTGTTCACCATCTTTATACTTTATCCACACTTCTACCCCAGCCCATGGATTCGGTGTTCCCTTTTCATATCCAATAGTTCTTGCTTTAAAGCTAATAGTAAACTGCTGCCCTTGTAGCATCGATAAAGCATCCGGCACAATTTTAAATGACTTATTTACTATATTAGACACCGTTGTTCCTATGTCAGATTTAAGTGTGCCACCTGTATTTAACAGAATGTTACGTCCGCCAATCTTCATATCATCAAACTTTTTTTCCACACTACTCAACTTCTCAGTGACTTTTCCTGCTTCTTCTTTAATTTCAGTTGTTGTTTTCTTAAGCTCACTTGTTGTTTGCTGCACATCAGAAATAGTCTTCTTCGTACCTTCCACAGTGGATTCAACCGTATTTAATTTATTACTGATTTCAGTATCTTTTTTTGTTAACGATTCAATAGAAGTTTTAAATCCATCTGCGGTTTGCTCTGATTTCGTTACACGTTCAGTAAGCTTTCCTTGTTCATTTTGAATATTAGAAACCGTCGTGTTAATCCCTTTAATAGTAGTCTCAATTTCTACCGTCTTTTTAGTAAAATCAATTGTTGTTACTTGATCTTCTGGAGCTGGTGTCCATGCTGTAGCAACGTTAGATAATTCAAGTTTGACGTTTTTTACATACGCTGTACCTTCAATACCTTCGCCACCATATATATACAATCTAACAGCTTTAGTAACGTCAAATTTTTCATGAAGTTTCATGGTAAACGTATAGCGTTCCCATCTATTAACTTCACTTACGTTAAACACATACTGACCACTGTGAAAGCTTTGTGCTGTGTTACCTTCAATAAAATGATGTAACCCACCGTTTATACGGAAACCTTTTGTATCTGACCAAATATCCATACTGATAGTAATTTCTTTACCCGCGACATTATTTCTCGCAAATTCTGCAACCACATCTTCAGCGATACCCAGCCATCTATTTTTTTGATCGATAATACTGTTTTTATTAATAAACGCTACAACTGGATAACCGAAAGTAGTTATATCTAGATGGGCATGATAACCTTTTGTTGGATCTGCTACACCACCGTTATACCCACTTCCCCAACCAGATGCCTGAAGATTACCATTTAACGATTTGTCCCAACTTATAGAATCATTAACAATATAACTAGAAAAATTAGAGTTTTTAAGCGAATTTCGTCCATCTAGTTTTGTATTATCTACTTGCGTTTTAAGTTCTGTAAGAGTCTGTTTCGTCCCCTCAGCTGTTGTCTTAATCTCGTTTGTTTTCTGCTCCAACTGTGACATGCCTTCATTCGTTTTCTTTAATTCGGACTTCTCCGCTTTCTGTGTAAGAGCTTCATTTGTTTGACCAATCGATGTATTAATATCCTTGAATTTCTGTACATTCCCTTGTTTATCAGTTTCATAGATTTGTTTCCCTATAAAACCATTGTTAATTTCCTCTTTTGTAAACACTCCAGATTTATCGGCTTTATCTTTTAACTGTGTATTAATCCATGTTTGATCCACTTTGCCATTAACTTGCTTTTGAACATCCACTATTTGTCCAGCTATCTCTTGCGCTTTACCTTCCACACTTTGAACCTTTTGATTTAATTCCGTTTTAGCTGTTTCAATATCTTTCTTAACATCTTTAATACTTTGCTGTAATGGAGCTGTATCAGGAACAACAGGTTCCCACGATACACCTGTCCATATTTTTAAAATACCAGGCTTACCATTACTAATATCACGCCATAGTGTTTTATTAGGTTTAAGATTAGTAGTAGGTGGATTAGCTCCTTCTATAATATCTACAAGATTTTGATTCATATATTTTTGTGTTGCTTCTGCCAAGTCTTTTGTTGTTTGGCTTTCTTTTTGAGCCTGATCAGCTTTATCTTTAGCATCAATGATGTCTTTGTTTTGTTCCTTTACTTTATTATTTAATTGGTCAAATAACTCCTGCGGAACCTTGTCATACAATGAACTTAGTATCTTTTGGTATAATCTTCGCAACTCATCATTTTGATCCACGATTTCACGATAATCACCAAATACATAGTTATCTTGTATAGGATCTTTAAAAGATTCATCACCAGCAATAGCTCGCGCTTCAAGATACAACTTAGGTGTAAACCCTTCATCTATAATTCGAATTGTATCTCCTTCATTGATCTCTTCATGTGATAAATTAGGTATTCTAGCTATATTTTGTACATCGACTCCATAAGAAACGGAAGCATTCACAAGCTTTCTCATTTCCGTTTTCATTAAAGTTAAAAGTCTTTCTGGAGACATATTTTGGTCGTCTGTTTGTGGAGTGTAGAAAGCGAATTTATGTTTTCCGTTCTCATTCCAGCGTTGGTAAGCTGCATCATCCACAAGATAAGGAACACCCTTATTTATGGATGAGATTGTAATAAATTCTCCATTTTCTTTTTTCACAAAACCTAATAAGGCTGTACAAATGTTTTGAGAGTTCTCAATACGTTTAATTCCTATTAAATCTTTACCAAAGGTTACTTCTTTTCTTGTATCTCGCCCTCGTCTCTTAACCATATCCACATAACGACCAACAATTTTAGAACCAACAACTTCAGCTCGATATTGAATTTCTATTTCAAATGAAGCGGCAATTTGTTTAAGAAAATCCAATGGATTTGTAAATTCTTCAATTTCCATTGAATGTGCTCCATCATGTTCGGTTTTACCTATTTTCCACTTCGTCCCTTTAAGAGCTATTTCCATACACTGTTTTAATGTTTTGCTTTCCAATTTTTGTGGCTCTATAATTGCTGCTTTAGCAAGCTGAATCCATTCACCAGATGCATAAACCATTAATGATCTATCCTTAGAATCCTTTTCCGTTTCTGTAATGACATACGGAACGATTCTACCGCCACGTACTTCTTTTAATACTAAATTTTGCTGTACAAGTGTTGCTGCATGATCTGTATTCTCAAATACCCTAAACTCTAGAGTATCAATATTATTTTTAATTTCCCAATGCCGTTTGTCATTCCAATAGTCCTTAGGTTGTATAGCTGAAACGATTTGATTTGTTTTAAAATCAACAACATGTAAGTCTCCACTTGGTGTACTCATCTAAATCGCTCCCTATACGTTAATTTTGCTATTCCTACATTTGCTGGACGTATTATGACTTCATTTTTCCCTCTCTTTATAACAGGGAATGAACTAAATATATCTTTTAGTGCAATTGCATTTGTTCCATTGATTGTTACTAATGATCTTTCTGTGTCTATTTGAATTTTATCTCCTATATCAAAAATATAAGGTGTTACATCTTTATCGAAATGATTAATCTTGTAAAACTTAACATCTTCAACAAACGCGACTTCCATCGCATCATTATTTCCGTATTTAGTAACTGCTACAGCAATTTTTTTCGGCTTCATACTTGTATATTTAGATGTATTGCTTATGTCTATCCAATAATCTAATTCAGTATCGTTATCAATCTCTGTATTCGCTCTGTATTTAGATACCTTAGCAGACCACTTGTTACCTTCACGCTTCATTGACAAGTGACCTCTAAAATCCTTGAACGATCCTTCACGAATACCACCTGTGGATTCTATGATTCTATAGTTATCTTTATTGACCTCAGATTCCATCCAACCTACGCCTACTCTACCATTGATGTTTTGCATAGTATTGTAGTAATCTGTTAAATCCAGCATAGTCATAACTTCATCATTATCTCCTAGAAGAAATACAGCTACAGAACCCATTTGACCAACCCTAGTAGATTGTAGTGTGAATTGACAATCTAAAATAAAATCAGTAGCATCTTGAGGGATTGCTCTAGTCATTACAGGTCCATGCCATGCGGTACCATTACCATAATCTTCAGCATAGAATGCGTAACCTTGCCATACTTTAAAACTACCTGCAGGCTGAATATAACCGATTTTTTGAGTATACGGTGTCCATTTAGTTAAGTCGGTCATTTCGTCCCATAAAATACGTCCCTCTTTAGATACTACAACCGTTTGTACTGGGACTGGATAACCAAGTCTGAAGTAATCTAGCCCGTTCCATACATCCAGAAAAGGACTCTTTGCCCCTACAGTTATATCAATAATTGGATTAGACTCTACAGATCCTTTGTTAATAAAGTTAGACTTTAAGTCACTGTTCTCAATGGCAAGGGTTTTATTTTGTATAGGCCCTAACTTATATGGCATTGGACAAATGAACGTAAGTGTTCCTATTCCAAGTGTTACAAACTCATCTGGATCAAAACTGTCATCCACAACTGCTAAATATGTTCTATTGGGTTCTACATCAAAAATAAGCTCTACTGGTTGATCTGTTATTAACCAACTCGCAATTTCTTCTTTTAACATTTCTAAATCAGCATCATCAGGAACTATAATCCCTACAGGAATTGATAAAACACGCATTTCTGTTTGTGTATTTAATAATCTTGCTCCTGGATATCCTGGGGTGCGTAGAAAGTTCCGTTTCAATGGTGCCCAAGTTGGTCTTTTCCAACCTTTTGCAATTTGGATATACTTTTTACGTTCATTGTTAAATTTGAAAGAGCTCATTTTGACACCTCATTTCTTTATAAAATAAAAGAAACCCAAACCTAAAAGTCTGCGTTTCTTTTTGTTTCTCTTTCTTGATATTCGGTTGTATAGCGATAAGTACCGCGTGCCACATCTCGACCATCTAAAACAACAGGAACTTCAACTACTAAGTCGCCACCCTGCATTGGTACCCTATTATCACCGGATGATCCAGGAGAGTAATTGAATACTTGATTTGCAACGTCGCTGGTCATAGCTTGTCTACTATTTGACATATTTCCATATACACCACTCATAACAGTCTTTAGCCCTGACAACTGACTCATAGAACTAGCCATCATACGACTCATATCCCCCATCAATTGATTCATTGTTCCTGTTATACCAAGCGATTTTTCTTTTGATGATAAAGGTGTAACCGTAATGGAATTACCTTTCTTAGTAAATAATTCTGGTCCGGCTTCTCCAGTAATAAATGAACCATCACCTACAGGCTTTCCACCTTTAGCAAGCATTGGAACATATGGAATTGTAGGAGCACTCACACCAGGGATTCGATTTAATAATTGTGCTGGTGTATTAAATGCATAAATGAACTTATTTATCATATAAATAAGTCCGTTGATGGCTGCTTTTATACCACTTTTAATTCCACTCCACACAGCGAGTATAGCTGATTGCATACCTTCGAACGCGCCAATAACAGCCCTTGTCACCCAATTTACGGGTGTCATAATTGCATCCATCAATCCACGCCAGACTGATGCTGCTGTATATTTAATCCCTTCCCAAATACTCACAAGAGTAGATTTAATGCCATTCCATACGCTGACACTAGTACTACTAATCATATTCCAAACTGTTGAAATAGCTTCTTTAATATTGTTAAAAATAGCCATTGCTGTAGAAACAATTGAACCCCATAAACTAGACAAGTAGTTTTTTACAGCGTTCCATACCACACTTGTTGTAGAACTAATCGTGCTCCATGTATTCACAATCCAATCTTTTATTGAGGTAAATATTGGCGTTACAAAAGCTACTAACCCGTTCCAGCATGATTGTAAGAAATTCTTAACGGCATTCCATACAGACATTGTGGCTGAACTGATTGTATCCCAAACGGTTGTAACTGTATTTTTAATCCACTCAAATACAGTTGTCGCAATTGAAACTATTCCATTCCAACAAGTCGTTAAGAAATTTGTAAGTGCATCCCACACCGCTGTAGCTTTTTCTTTAATAGATTCCCATACCGAAGCTAAAAAATCTCGTATAGACTCAAAAATTGGAGTGGCGAAATATAAAATAGCCGTCCAAATTGCTTGTAAGTATTGAGTAATAAAACCCCATACCGTTTGAATCACTGTGGAAATACCGTTCCAAATCATAGAGAAGAAATCAGCAATTCCTTGTAAAATTGGCGTGATAAAAGCTACTAATCCATTCCAGGTTTCTTGGAAGAACTCACTAATTGCGGTCCACACTTCGGAAGTAGTTTGGCTGATACTATTCCAAATCTCTGATAGTGTTTCAACTACTCCATCCCAAGTTTCAGTCAAATACTCTACAATAGAATTCCAGGTTTCTGTAGTGGTTTCAACGATAGAATTCCATATTTCAGATAAGGACTCAACTATCCCATTCCATAGCTCTATTAAGTATTCTTTGATCGAATTCCAAACTTCCGATGTAGATTTACTAATACTATTCCAGGTTTCACTTGCCCATTGTACAATTCCATCCCATATTCCTACTAAAAATTCTCCAATTGCATTCCAGGCTTCAATGGTCCATTTCGTTATAGAATCCCAATTTTGATAAATAGCTACAGCTAAAGCAACAACCGCTGCTACAACAATTGCAATTAATGCTACCCATCCCATCATTGCTGCCCCTATGGTCGATATGACAACAACTATTGGCGCTAAAGCCATAAATGCTCCTGAAATTACACCTATAGCTACTGCTATAGCTGCTAACTTTGGGTTATTAGAAATCCAATCCGCAATTTTAGCAACAACATCAGCTATAACACCTAGAACTGGTTTGAGAGCTACTTGTAAATCTTGCATTGCTTTTTGAAACTTAACTGCTGGGCTTGCATCTATTTTAGAAGTAGCACCATGTAAATCCTCTACCCCTTTTTTTAAATCAACTTGTTTTCCTTCTGCTTTCAAAATAGTGTCGATGATTTTCTTTCCTTGGTCTTCCCAAAGAGTACCGAACATCTTCGTGCCAAGTGCATTTCTGTCTGTTGCATTTTCAACACCAGCTAAAGCTTTCGTGGCTTCAAGCATCGCTTTTTGTCCACCTTCGCCACCTTGAGCGATAGCTTGACCCCATTTTCCAAACTGATCCGCCGAAATCTTTGTTTTATCTAAAACCTCTTGCATAGATTTATCTACACCCGCACCAAACTCAGCCATTTTGATACGTCCTTCTTTTACACCATCTAATAGGTTATCGATATTCCAACTCTTAGTATCGACCCCTGCTGACATAATTCCTTGGACTTCTTTAGCCGAAAATCCAGCTTGAATCATCTGATCCCCATATTCAGCAATAATATCTAATTGTTCTGGTGGAAATCCTGTTTTTAATAATGTATTAACTAGTCCCAATGCTTCCTCGTTAGTAATACCTAACGTCGCACCAATCTCATTGGTTTCTTGTATAAGTTCATTAAAATCAATTCCAGCATAGGATGCTGCAATAGTTGCTGCCCCTTTAACCACAGCGGCATTTGTTTCATCAGAAGCATCCTTATTTAATGCCCATTGTCTGCGAACACCTTCTAACGCTTCTTCAGCGTCAATACCATAAGTACTAACGCCCCTAATAGCTTCTTCCACTGATTTTTTCGAAGACTCTGGAACATCAAAAGTGATATCAATCTTAGTTTTCAATTTTGACATATCCATTGCTTTTTCAACTGCACTAGCAATACCGCCACCAGCTGCCATACCACCAATGACATTTTCCAACCCTATTTTTAACCCTTCAAACTTTTTCTCAGTTCTCCCAGCTTCTTGCTGTAAGTCCCTTAATTCATTTCGTACTTGTTGAATAGAATTACCAGAATCTACAGACCGTAGCGCTCGCTGTAATTTTTCAATGTCACCTTCCGCTCCTAACGCCTCACGACCAATAAGACCAATTGCTTGGTCTAATTGTCTACTTGTTGCTGTGCCGCTTTTAATTGCATTCACAAGACGATTCCCTAATGCTCCTGCAAAATCATCAACACTTTTCCCAGTCGCGCTAAACAATGTTTCTAATTGCCTTGTAGAACTCGCTACATTATCTTGTTCAGCCTTCATATTTCCAAGTTTATTTTTCAGTCCATTAAGAGATCCTTCTGTAAATTCAATTTCACGTCGAAAAGCACGGTATTGTTCTTCAGAAATTTTACCGTTTTGAAATTGGGCTTGCACTTGTTGTTCTGCTGCCTTTAATTTATCTAATTTCTGCGTTGTATTGTCTATTTGTTGTGTGAGTAACTGTTGTTTTTGAGCAAGCGCTTCAACATTACCTGGATCAAATTTTAATAAGCGCTCAACATCTTTTAACTCTTTAGCCAAAGAATCACTCTGTTTATTTACATCTTTCAAGGCATTTTGAAGACCTGTAGTTTCTCCATCTATAGAAATTGTAATCCCTTTAATTCTTCCTCCTGCCATCATCTCACCCCTTTCTTAGAATGTATCGAAGTCTTTTTGGTTTGCTTTACGAGTTTTATCTTTATCTGGTTTCTCCATTTCAGCAAATTCAGCAATGTAATCAAAACAATCACCAATTGTCATAACTTCTAAATCCCAATGCGTTAATTTCGCCTTATAACAAAGAGCAAGGAACGTGTCAGTGGTTAATTCTTCATCACTGAACGTTCCTTGCTCTCCATTACTTTTCTTTATTTTTTTTGCGCCCATCGTACTTTGAATCATATCCATAATTTCCGGAATAATCTCTGAAATAGGGAATTCATCAAAACCGTCTAACCATGTAATTGGCTCAGCAATTTCTGGATTTGCTGTTTTCGCGTATAACCAAACTAAATCATAAACAACTTCAAAATCTAACTTACTTAAATCTGCATTTGCTAAATCAATAGTGGCTAGTGAACCCTCTTGAGGATTTGAAGGAGACAAAACCCCTAACTTAAACATATCAGCAAATAAATCACGTCTAAATTGCGCTTTATATCGTTTAACAGTAGCTGCTGTACTTTTTAATCGGACTTGTTTTCCATCTATTGTAATTGTCTTTTCCATTTACTATTACGCTCCTTTTGGTGTTGCTGGTGTTTTTACATATACTTTTTTGTACCAGTCGTTATAAATTGCTTGCGTTGTTTTAACAGTCGTTTTCGTTTTAACCATAGGTCTTCCCCCTGGCGCTAAAACAATTGGACTAGAAACAAACTTCAGTTCATTTGTATTGGGTTCAGCCGAACTTGTTTTTGTTTTAGATGCAAGTGTTGGACGACTTGCTGAACAGTTATACATAACATGTCGAGTTGCATTGACATCACCATCAAACTCAAATAATAATGCGAATGGTTTTCCTTTTGCATCAGCCAACTCATTTAATACACCATCCGTTTCGTCTAATTCTTCACCGAGTGCATCAATAGCAAATTTTTCTGGGATAGTAGCAATACTTAATGTTCCATCGTAACCCTGATTATTACTTGCCGCGTAATAAAGCATGTCATCTGCATAGAATTCAATTAAATCACCACGTGGCTCAAATGTTAGTTCCACTCCACCAGGTAATGGAATTGGTGTCCCAAATGTAACTAAGAAATCTTTAATATCAAATGGCACGTAATATACATTTTTCAAACCGAATGTTACCTTGTTTTCATTCATTTACAACAACCTCGTTTCATATGTTTTTTGAAATAATTTCTCCGATTCAATAAAAATCCCATACGAGTCATAAGGTATTTCATGATCGTCTAGGACCTTTTCCAGCTTGGCTTCTGCAACTAAATCTTTTTTAGTTGTGTAAAGTTCAATATTTGCATCGTCTATCTTGTGATACACCTTGTTATCAGCCATTAAATTTGCTGATCCATCCACAAGGATACAAATATAAGGTGGCGCTGGTACTGGCTTACCTGGCGTTGCTGTAAAATGCGAATAAGCCACAGGATAACCTGTAGCTTCAAGAATTTTTGTTAATTCACCTAATGTCATTATTCCAGCGCCCTTTCAATCCGTCTTGGTAATTCATTAATTACATACTCTTCCACTGGACGAATATGCACTTGAGCCGGAACACGTCCACCACCAGCCTTTGCATGGCCATTTTCCAAAAGATGCGTTAGTTGCCCTTTTGTATTGTGGACAACAACGCTATTACCTTCTTTTTTCTTACGCCAACCTTTACGATAAGCACCTGTTTTTTTAGGACCGCTTTGTCTTAATTTACTTACAGCACTATCAGCTACATCTTCTTGTGCATTTGTTAATTCTTCTTCCACAACATTTGCATATCTTTGTAATTCTCTAGCAAGTTCACTCGCAAAATCATTCATATTAAGTATGCTCCTTTGCGATAATAGTCAATGTTTGATGCATTTCATCATCATTCATTGGCGGTTCGATAATATCAAAGATACGACCTTTCATATTGATTCGCATTTCTTCTGTAATATCAGAAGTATAAGGAATCACAAAACGATAAACCCGTGTAGCTTGTGAAGCTGAAGCTTCAATGTACTCGGAACCTTTCACCGTTTTTATCATTGACCAGGCTTTCTTTAATTCTTGCCAAGATGTTTCGATTACTTGGTTTAATTCATCTTTTATTACTACAGGTTGTTCAATGCTGATTCGATTCCTGAAATCACCTGTATTTAATGGTTTTTTATACTGAAAAGGACGCATATTAATCACCGTCCAATTTAATTTCTTCTAATGCTTTATCGATACCTAAACTATTAATCTGACTTAAAAAATTCTTTTCAAAATACTCTAATGCATCGTTATAAACATAACGAGAGCGTTCAAAGACTAATTCTTTGAACTCCTCGTCTTTATTTAAATCATAATTCCCACAAACCCTAAGTAATGCCTTGTTAGACGTAGAAAGGATGCGCTTTAGGTTATCATCTTCCTCATCCCCTAAGTGCATCCTATCTTTGAATTGCTGTAATATTTCGTTTGAAATTACTGTATCCATTCACATCATTCCTTATTTAGTTGCTGGTGGAGTTGGTGCTGTAAATGAAATTTCTAAATCGTAAACAAGGGCCGCTTTATTATCTTTCGGTTTCCCATTAGCAAATTGTTTAATTGTATACAGAGTAGCATCTTCGAAAGCTAATGTTTGATCAAATTCTTTTAGCTTGTATCCACCTGCAATTGCAGCAATATATTGTCCTTTTACAAAGAATAATGCTTTACCAACAGGAACTTCCTCACACTCGACAGGTTTAATGTTATAAGGTAATGCCATTACCCATTGACCTGTTGCGGTCTGGATTGTATTACGTGCTTGTACGCCAATCGCATCAATCGGGTTAACTACCATTACAATTTTATTTAATACTTTTCTGGATTTCCCTTTTGCATCAACAGATAAAGCCTTTACTACTTCATAAAGCTCACCTGCTACAATTACCCCTTTATCAGACGGAGCAAATGTTAGTTTACCAGAAGATTTTTTATCAGTAACAGCGCCTGTTTCTGGATTTACATCTTTCATTAACCCAACTGGTTGATGTGCTACAGATCCACCACCATTAATAAAGCCAAATTCTAGACCGACAGAATATGTTTCTACTAAAACAGTTCGAACATAACGTTCAATCCATTCCGGTCCCAGTTCCTTCATATCATTCGGAATTGCTGCAAATGCAGTTAATTTAAGTTGACCAATTTTTTCTTGTTTGAAGATGGCATCAATTTGCCCACGGATTTCACCGAATAATTCGCCCCATACATATGCCTTCGTTGCATCAGAATAAATAAACTTCGTAACTGCTCCTAAATCTTGCAAACCAATTTCAGCTAATAAGGGATGTTCCGTAACTAAATCTTCAAACACACGCTCTTGAGTCGTTACAGGAAGAATTGAGCCATCTGTAAATCCACCTTCTTTAACAACTGCATTGAAGAATTTTGTTTCTGCTGAAGTTAAAACATTTTGACCACGTTGCTGTAAAATTGAACGATCAAGCATATCGTTATTTACTTGTTCACGGACGGTATTTGCTACATCTGTTTGTAGTGCATCAAAGAAACCTTCAAACGCTGACGTTTGTTCTTGTTCTGTACTTTCCGCGTTAGTTAAAGTGTCCGTCAACTTTGCTTTTGCCTTAGTAAATGCTTCAGATTTATTAAATTTAATCGTCATTATGTGTTTCCCCCAATTTTTATAATTTTAAAAGGAGCCCTTTAATCCCACTGTTTTTTACAGGTCTAGGATTCGGCTCCTTTGGTTGTTCTTCTATATTGTTTTGTAAATCATTCAAGATTTCATTTTTCAATCCTGATAATGCTGCATTTAAATCTTCTTTTGTAATCCCTTGGCCTTTGTTCATGGTTCCATTTCTAAAGCCATCGATTACTTTCTGCGGAAGCATGGCAGCAGTAGCAGTTGAAGCTGTCATTTTAACCTGATTATCCATAAACATAATTTCATCCACAAAATTATTTTCTAATGCTTGTTGCGGACCCATCCAAGTCTCTTCAGCCATCATATTAAGTAGTTCCTCTTCTGATTTACCGCTTTTAATGACATAAGCATTTACAATTGCTCTATCTGTCGTTTTCAACATTTTAGCTGCCTTTTCCATGTCACGATGATCTCCACCATTCCACATTGAAGCATTATGAATCATAATTTGTGCTGTAGGTGAAATTCGGACTTTATCACCAGCCATCGCAATAACAGAAGCCGCACTTGCAGCCAAACCAACAATTTGAACTTCTACATGACCAGGATAATTTTTTAATGCTGTATAAATTTCTGATCCCTCGTGTACATAACCGCCAGGACTATTAATCGATACGATTAAATCGTCACCATTGGCGTTAGTTAGTTCTTTTGAAATTTCACCTGGGCTTGCAGCATCCATTTCAAACCAATCATAAATCCACGCTTCATCATTTGAAATAATTGGGCCTTTCACGTCAATTTTCACCGTCATTTTGTTTTTCACCTCCTCGTATGATGAAGTTAGGTTTTTAGGAAAGGGATTTACCTATAAACCCAAGGGTATTTTAACTGTAGTAAGAATACTCTTACTTGTAGATAGAGTGTCACCGACCACCTCCCTGAATCCTTGTATTCGTCCTGAAGACTGGTGCCTCTGTCTAATAAGTGGTTTACGAATGAGTTGGATGTTGATGACCACTGGTCATTCTTCGTATCTCTTACGAGGCAGTAACGCTTATTAGATAGGAGGATACACGGCTATCTCACATTTATGAAATAAGGAGTGAATCTCATGTATTATATCGGTATTGATATCGCCAAATTCAAGCACTATGCTTCCATTATTGATCAGACAGGAAAAACACTAACAAAACCTATTTCATTTCAAAATCATACAGAGGGTGGAAATAAACTTTTAGATTGGATACATCAATACGTCGACACCCCTACTGATGTATTAATCGGAATGGAGGCGACTGGACACTACTGGTTAGCTCTCTATTCCTTTCTTTTAGAGAAGGGATTTTCTGTCATTGTTTTAAATCCCCTTCAGACAAATGCTTGGAGAAAAGGAACAGAAATTAGAAAACGTAAGACTGATTCCATTGACGCAACCTTAATTGCAGACGTGATTCGCTTTGGACGATTTACAGAGACACCTTTAGCTAATGAAACCATGCTGGCATTAAAACAATTGAGTCGTTTCAGAAGCTCCCTTGTACATAGCGTGAGTGATTTAAAACGAAAAGCTATTGTGGTATTAGATCAGACATTTCCGGAATACCATACGGTATTCTCTGATATTTTTGGCAAAACATCTGCCGAAGTTTTAATGGAATATACTACCCCTAGTGATTTTGAACATGTCTCCGTAGATCAATTAACTGAAATGATGGAAAAAGCTAGTCGCAAGAAGATTGGCGAAAATAAGGCAAAACATCTCCTTCAAATCGCTTCACAATCCTTTGGTGTGACATTTTGTAAAGATGCTTTTTCTTTTCAATTAAAAATGTTACTCGAACAAATTAAATTTATTGAAGAGCAAATTAAACATTGTGAACAACAAATGGGTGAGTACTTAGTTGAACTGAATACCCCTATCACGACCATCCCTGGAATTGGCTCCATTTTAGGAGCCACTATTTTAAGTGAAATTGGTGATATTCATCGTTTTGATAAACCCGCTAAACTTGTTGCTTATGCAGGAATTGATGCCTCTATCTCTCAATCAGGGCAATACGAAGCATCGAAAAGTAGCATGTCTAAACGCGGTTCCTCTCACCTTAGACGGGCATTATTTCAAGCCGCCATTTCAGGATATCGGAGCGATCCAGTTTTAAAAGCCTTTTATGAAAAAAAGAGAGCTCAAGGAAAACATTATTACGTCTGTATTGGAGCTGTAGCTAGAAAGTTGTGTTACATTATCTATGCCGTTCTGAAAAATAATAAACCTTACGAGATTCCTCATCATACACCCGAAAGATAACCTTTTCATTTTTTTAACTTCTTAAGGTTTATTTGGTTTGCCTTTTTTCTGAAACAACATCAAATATTTTCATTGGATTTCACCCTTGACTTTTCATAGTTGGTCTTCAGATTCAGTTAGTTTCGTATAGTTTTTCGTAATATGATGTGTATTTAAATTCGGATCATCTGAAACTTCATATCCTACCTCTAATCGAATCTCATTCCCTGTAAATGCACTTGAAGAAATGAGTTTATCAATGCTTGTCGCAAGATCAAATATACTTTGATAAGAAACAGCTTTAACTTCAATTTTTTGACCTGAAAGATACTCTTCTTCTTCAAAAAATTTAACGTTTGCTTCATCAGAAATCTTTTTTAATAATGGTTTCACTGTGAAAAGCATATAATTTTTCGTTTGCTTCTCAACATCAGCCATTTCGCCATATATCAAAGCAGTTGGAATACCAAAAGCCATTGCTACTTGATTTAAGAAGCCATTTGTTACTTTATTAATTTCCTCCACACTCTGCCCAGAATTTGCTCCACCTGACGTTTCAGCATACTTAAAACCTGGTTGTTGTGGAATGATAGCGACATCTTTTTCTCCAATCGCTTTGTACATGTTATCAATAAACTCTTGCAGTTTTGATTGGTGTTCTTTGCTCTTTGCAGCGAGCATGTCCATATCAACTGTTCCGCGAATTTGATTCTTACGTTTTTGAGAACTTAATATTCTACCGAATAAATCACCATAATCAGTAAACAAACCATCGATAAGAGGTGATAACTTATCATTCCTGTATCTTAAATGAATGACTTCACTTTGTTTAAAACTTCTTTTAAACTGATAATTTTTTACAGTGACATTTGTAAAAGTATCTTCAAACACAGCATATTCGTTATGTTCAAAGTCATCAGCAATAAGTAGATCACCATCATCCGCTTGGATAATCAAAGCTTCATTATCATAAATAAGTTTGTAAATGAAACTCTCCCAAAAGGTACTTGCTGTCATATTCTTATTCGGTCTGACATTTAATCGGTAGTAAAGTTCATCCTTTTCGAATTCTTCACCATTTTTCACTCTAAATTCTGACTGACTAATTGTTCTCCCTAAAAAGGATATACAGGTATCAATCGCCAGTCGCTTCATGTGGACTCTATTGGCTTTCTCAATAAACATTTCCACATCAAACATAAATCCTACTTCACTATTTCTTTTAAATACTGCATCCAGCCATCCAATGATTATCACCCCCTTTATTAGAATTTAATACCATCTAACATAAAGTCGAATTCATCCACAAGAATATTATCCGCTTGCCATAACGCATGTATAAAAGCTTGGAATCCATCTGTTTTTCGCTTAAATTCATCTTTTTTCAGGTATTCTTTGTTGCCGTCTTTTTTGATGTGGACGTAGACGTTATTGGTGTACCAACGCATTAATGGATTATCACCAAAAATAATACGATTGTTTGCAAATAACGTTTCTACCCTTGGCGCTAATAAAGAATGAATAGCTTTTGGATTACGAATGTATAACAATATGAAACCTTCAGCTTCAAGTGCTGTTTTAACCAGATCAAGACGGAATGTATCAGCTACTATTGTGTTAAATCCGTATATCTCACGCATTTTTACAAACCAATCCACAATATGAGAGATATTAATAACCGGCTCATCCACAATAGTTAGTAAGCCCTTTTCAGCCCATTCATAAATAGGCGCTTTTAATTTCACCTTGTCCAAGAATCCTTTACGTACAAATGAATGACCTTTCCATATATAATCTTCACCATGTTTAAACAGCAAGCCGACTGCCGCGAAGTCTTTGATGCTGGCAAAGTCGAGACCGCCTACAGCTACTTTATGTTTTAAATCTGGAACTTCTCTGAGCATTTCTCCATCTTCTTCAAAACCAGTACGCATGATTTCTTCCCATGAAGCTACAGACTTTGTTAAATCTGTTTCAGGGTAATTCATACGTTTTGTTATGAATTCTTCACGGTTTGAAGGATTATTTTCTAATTGTTTATATTGAGTTAATACTTTTTTAAATAATTGTTTAGCATAAGAACTTCTCGGCTCACTAAACATTGGATTCGCTTTTTCCCATACATCAGGATTATCAATTTCTTCTGGATTATCTATCTTGCAAATGAAAGGAAATAATGGATCTTCTAAATCTTTTCCCTTTAGAATGTTCATCGCTCGCTCTTTTGTTTTGTCCAGGAATCCGTCGCGAACAAAGCCATCTGTACCAATAAAAAATTCTCTAGCATTTGGTACTTTTCCAAGTCCACTAGAGAATACATTTACTACATCAAAGTTTTCATATCGATGTATTTCATCGTAAATAACACAACCGTCACGAAGTCCATCCTTAGAACCAGCATTAGATGTATGATATTGCATAATGCTTTGCGTATCGTTACTCAGTATCTCTACCTTAGTTCGATAAAACATATCCTCTAGTATTTCTTTTCCTTTAATAGCATCATAGACTTCACGAAAAGAAACTTTAGCTTGTTTCTCGTTGTTCGCCACAATTGAAACATTGTATCGATCTATTCCGTGCAGCGGACTAATAAAGAAATGGCATAGTGATGAAATTAAACCATTTTTACCACCACCACGAGCCATCATAATTAAAAATTGCTCATAAAAAACAGAATCATCTTCTTTATAGAAAAGAAAAACAAATGCTGTTAGGAACTTTTGGAATGCTTGCAATTCAAAGTACCATTTCTCGGTGAATTTTATATAGTCCTCATGCATTTCATTATCGAAATACAAATCATCGCGTATTAAGATGTATTTCTCCAGGTACTCAATTAGCATTATGCGCTCTTTATTCAGCTTAATTTTCCCTGCGCGATACATTTCAATATATTCAGTGACATATTTATTTTGAATCATGTTAAATCTTTAATAGAGCGCACAGGTTTTGAAGGAACTTTCTTTTCTTCTGCCGATGCTTCTAATCCAAGTGCATCTAAAATCTTTATCATTCGATCATTTGTTTTATGTAAATCATTAATAGAAGGATTGGATTTCGGACCATGCATGCCAGACACTTTTATTCCTGTTTCTTCAATATCATCAACAAGAACACACTTTAAATCCCACAATGATAAATAGTCTTGAATTAAGTCAGTATAATGATTACCTACAATCTTCTTTTCTTTTAATTGGTTTGTTAGATCCTTTTCAATCCTTTTTCTCATTGTTTCACGCTTCACTCTAGCCACAATATCCCTCCCTTCTGATTTACATCGTTTTCCAATTTGATATAACGCGCGAATTTGGTTATAAATTTGAAAAATCGACCCCCTCCTCCGGTGCCCCTTAGACGAAAAAAAAGCCCAACCTTCGAACCGGGGGGCCTTATCCCTGAATCATTTTCACCACTTTTCATCGTTTTCCCATTTGTTCGGTTTCTTTTTGAATGTTCTACCGTGTTCTTTATTATGGCAATCCACACAGACTGTTTCTAAGTTATCTATTTCTAATGCAAGTTCTGGATGATGTCCTAGTTCTTTTATATGATGGACAACGAGTTGAATCTTCTTACGCTTGGCACGCTCACTGTACTCACTGGTATCAGTTTGTACACGACCATTTCGTTTACATTCCTGACACTCATAATTGTCTCGCTTTTTTACTTCTTCTCGCAATTGTTTCCATGCCCTACTGTCATAGAACTTACGTTTTTGTTGTTTGGTTTTATATTCTCTCATTCTCTCTTTACCACTCTACTTTCGAACTACTCCTCTAAACAACCATCTATCAACCCTTCTTTTTAATCTCATAAAAAAGGAAGGATTGAATTGTTTTTGATTCTTTTCATCATTCTTTACTAATTCTTCTATTGTCGAATCCATAAGATGAGTTATTGAATAGAACATAGGTTGATGTCCATACATTTTATAATATTTAAACTGAAGTTCATCCATTTCTACTACCGTTCGATTTTTAAAATATCTATGATAAATTATATCGTCCAAAGGACTTAGACCGAGCGCATCAATTTTCTTTTGTACCTCTGTTTCAATATGTTCCATTTTCTCCACTCCTTATCTGTTCTCATTCCAATACCATTTGGGCATTTGTTAATTTATATTCATTTTTATTGGTATACAAAACCAAAATTAACAAATAATAAGAGTGGATGAAGAACTTTCGCTACGTTTTTGTACATTGAATGACCCCAATTGGCTATTCTACATCTTTGAAATGTATGAATATGTATGTGCTTCATCCTTTCAGTCACTCCATGAAGGATAAGGAACATGTTGTATACTTCCTATTAAACCTACACCATTATTTCCCTTTGTTATAAAGTATACAACTGTTCTTTATTCCTTCCCTTTTACATTTGTAAAAGATCATCTTTATGATTCAATATTTTCCTGCGTCTTGTTATAGTAAAAGTACCCTAACATTCCGAATACCAATTATGGTTATAACGGACTTTTTTTACACTTCATATGCACAGTTGCTTATCTTCCACAGATGATGATGCAGCTGTACTTTTCATTTCTTTCTACTGCTTTAAAAATTCATCCATAGTTTTATCTAACAAACTAACCATCGCTTCTCTTCTTTGCTTTGGTGTTGTGTTATCTTCCAATTCATTAAAAATGGGAATTACACTCTCTAGTTGTCGTTTATCAATACGCTCATTTACAAGCTCTTGTCCTAACAGTGAAATGAATGTACCAATCGCAACCGTCTGTTCCTGTTTAGTTAGTTTCATTTGTTCTCACTCCTTATCCAAAATAAAGCACCCAAATGGATGCTTTAACTCGTATACTTCATTGGTATAAAAACCCAAACTACTTCCCATACTAAGAGTACGAATGAAGAACATATGTAAAGATACTCTCTTTTTCATATCTCATTCTTACAACACCCTATGGCATCAAATACATATGTTCCCCTTCAGCTTTTCCATTTAGATGGATGACGAGCGTGCTTGTATCTCAATTCATAAAGTTCCTCTTTATCATCATACAGTCGCTCTTCATCCAACTTTATTTTACCTTTATTACATGCCAAATGGACATTAATCTATTTGATCTAAACAAAAAAAGAGCCCCAAATAATAGCGGCTCTTACATAATCTATATCGCAAGGAAGGTCTTTGGAAAAAGCACCACCAATAGGTGTTGTCCTACACTTCAATATATGCTTATCTCTTTAAAAAGTTCTATATTTTTGGTAAATAAAGAAAAAATAAGCGAGTAATTAACGTCATATGATAAGACTATCGATATTTTTTGGTTTTAAAAACCATATTTATTTTGTCCTTTAGTTCCATTCCCCACTCATTTACATATATTATCTTGAACCCTTACTTTTCAAACTATTATTTGTTCATGACTCACACACATAACAATATTAGTGACTGTAAGTTTCAAAAAATGGGTACGCTGGCACACGTACTCGTTTTTTTACATAATCAAAGAAAAGTTAAATTAAAAAGGTATATATAACGACAGTTAGAATATAGTATATGAACACGCTCTATTGCATTTCTTGGTACCCATGTAAAGAAGAGGCGATTTCATTCGCCTTTTTTTATTGATTCATTTTTATTGGTATTAAAAACCAATTCGAAGTCCATAATACAAATAGAGGAAGAACCTACCATCAAATTGGTGCACTGCATGTGCTTATACCCACTCGTGTATCGTACCAAAGGATATCCGTCATTCTTCCTCCCATTTCTATTCCGAAGGTTGAAGAATGCACAGGATACCTTACATCTAGATAGAATAAACCCACCACACTTTTTTATTCTGGCATTCTTCATTCCTTCACCCGTTTCTATTTTTACAATTCATCATCCAGTCTTCGGACTTATTTCTTCTTTTGTTTCCATACCCCATTCTTTTTATGGTACGTATCTTCTCTATCCATAAAGTCAGCTGTATGACCCGGAATATTATATTTTTTGTTCTTTTTCTTTTCTCTATTCTTCCTTCTTTTTTCCTCTTGAATTGCCTGAAAATCGGCTTTCCATTGCTTTAACATATCCTTTTTCACTCGCATCAATTTCAACCTCTCCTATACACATATACATAAGATTACTCTAACTAAAAAAAGAATAAACAAGAATCATATATATTACCTGTATCAAGAGACAGATTCAGATGTACTAAAAAAGAATAACTGCACATTATTTACTCTTGCATGAAAAGCCTATATCGTTACTGGGTCAGAAAAATAACATCTCTCTCCCCTTCTGATTACCTAAACATTACAACAACAATCTCTTTGCAATTTATTAAGTAACTGGAAGCGGAGCAAAAGCTCTCCTTCATAACAGTACCATTCAATCAGTACTATCTGCTGGTTTCAGATTTTATGTAACGTTATTATGAAACCGTTTAAACAACATATAGTTTATAAAGGAATTTATGAGTTGTGTTTTCCGCCACTTCTCGCAATACAAATATATCACGTTGATTCCAAAATAACCGGCACATTTCCTGCCAAAAAACGGTCAAGACTCTGCCACTAATTTTTATAATTCAAACCTCTGCACCTCCTCAGTTAATTCAATTGGAACTCCTAATAAATTTTTTGTCATTTCTTTCTCTTTCCTTTTAATCATCCATTCTGAGTAACCCAATTCTTCTAATAGATTTTTAAAATGAATTGGATTTACTCTTAATTTATCAGGCATTTTCCCATTATTTATCTTTCTATAATTAACTAGTGCTGCTAACAATTCTTCATTTAACATAAATCATATGCCCCCTCATTTATGTTTTACAGTTATTTGTATGTATTATTTTATATTGTAATTCCTGCAAATGAGTTACCCATATCTTGTATTGTGTGTAACTGACCCTTTCGCTGAATCCCTTGGTATCATTGACTTTATAATACTTCCCCTTTTGAGTTACACAGTACGAAATTTATGAGTAACTGTATAGATTTAAAAAGAAAAAAGCAAGGATTAGATTTTAAACCTAGTCATTGCTTTATCCATTGCATCTTGGTTTACACCTATATAACGTAACGTGACCTTCTCTGACGAATGATTGAATATCTCCATAAGTAATGCTATGTTTTTCGTTTGCATGTACATGTGATACCCGTACGTCTTTCTCAACGTATGTGTTCCTATTTCATCTAATCCGAACTCTGCTGCCGCTCCACTTAGTATCTTATATGCTATACTACGACCGATTGGACGATTTTTTCCCTGCCTACTTTTTAATAGGTACTCATCATCTTCTCTATTTTCATTAAACCATCGAAGCTCTCTCTTTAGTGCTGCAGTAATTTGTATTCGTTTCTGTTTCCCAGTTTTCTTTTCTCTCATAGATATATGACTACCTTTGACATCTCCTACCTTCAATTTCAAAATGTCCGATATTCTCAAACCTGTATTGATTCCCATAATGAAGAGAATGTAATTACGTAAGCTCTTTTCTTTAAAATACTCTTTTAGCTGCTGTATTTGCTCTGGATCACGTATTGGTTGAACGAAATTCATTATTCATTACCTCCAGTCTCTTCTGCCTCGTAAACTTCTAATCTAAGAGCAAAAGCTAAATTATAAAATGCTCTGGACTTCCAACGACGATACGTACGTTCAGCCATTCCAATCTCGTTATAAATCACATAGTCGCATACATCCTCTTCTTCTAAATAACGCTTATTAATAATATCCCTCTGATTTCTTCCCGCACTACCATTACCTAAGCGACTTAAAAACTGATCAATGCGGAATGAAATTAACTCCAGCCACTCTTCACGTTCACTTTGTTGTAGATTTGCTATCGCTACATCTTCTAAAGGTTTTCCAACTACATGCGTAGGCCCATGTTCTCTCATTTCATAAGAAGGAGTGACTTTCATTTCCTTACGAATCATTCCGAACTGTCTATATATACGTACACTTTCAAGAACACCTTCTAACTTCTCTTGTGTTGCTGCTCTATCAATTTTTGGTAAAAAAGATAATTGTTTCGTCATGCAAGACCACCCCTTTTTATTTTTTATTACTTTTGTCTTAACGCTCTAAGTCTACGTTCATAACGCAAGCCACGAATCCCTATTCATTCTTCAATTTCACGAATACTTAATTTTTATTTTTCACTTGTTTTCCCCACTCATGTAATTAATCCTTTAGTACCTTCCTTCCCCATCTCCCTTCCAAAATAAAAGAGGCCACCATTTCTTAAGACAGCTACAATTGCTGTTTTAAAAATTGGTGTCCTCTAGTTTTCTAGCCAGACTCTATTCAAATTCTATCTATTTCAAATAACCAGTTCGTACAAAAATATTCCTCCAAGCCTTATCAAACTGATATTTTTCCACTACCTTCGCACGACGCGCAATTGCTTTTCTAATTTTTCTTTTCTTCAAAGCTTTCATTCTTCTACCCTCACTTTACAATAGTATTTTCATTTTATGGTTTTAAAAACCATTTTTCTCCCTAATTAAGAATAAATCATTTAACTTCGAATATATTGTAAACATCTCCCCTTCAGGAGACATCCCATATTTGAGTCACCTTCGAAGTTGAGCACTTAGTTTTACTAACTTGCTCAACTTTGGTTATTTTAACCAAATTATTCGATTGTCATACATAAAAATACAATCAACCACTGCAAGGGGGAATTAATAATGAATGGTATTAAGCAAAGAAACTTCTTTACTAACAATACTGATTTTTACATTTTACTTGGTAATTATACAGATATTGTGAGCTACCATGAAACATGGGACGATGCCACAATAGCTTTAAGGTCTATCCATATCTCTGATAGTAGCTGGACTTCCATTTGGATTTTGAAACCAGGCGAAATCCTTTCAGGCACTTGCATAACTGCTCCCTACGAGGAACATAGGAAGATTTCATATGGCTCATAAAACTCCCTCTAATTCGATTGAAAACATCATAGGTGTTAAAGAAGCTGCTAAAGAAATTTTTTAAAAAATAGATTCTCGATACAACTAGGCTTACGGCACTAAAATGAAAACCCTTGTCTTTCTACAAAAGGTTTATTTCGTTCAAGTTTTAAATTATGAGATCACTGTGGAGTGCACCTCCTATCTCTACTAGGTCCGATACAGTCACACCTAACAATTCATTCAGTGGCTCGCCAACACCTTCTTAAACAGGTTGGTTTTTGGTTTTTATTTTTGATTGCTTAATTTCTATCCGTCTATCTTTTTTAATTATCACCTCTCTTCATTTGGTTTAAAAAACCATTTCTTACGATTTCTTCGTATAAAAAAACGGATTCATACGCATACTGTAAATACCTCCTTAAATCGAGCTTTTGTCATTTCAGTCATCCTTTTGTTTAAGCAGTTAGCTTTTGCTATCTGCTCTTTTTTTTGGTTTAAAGAACCATTTCTTTTTGGCATACATATACTGTCGCGACCCCTTACTTCCCTAACTATTTATTCATGTTCATGACTCACACACATAAACTTAGATAAATAGTTTAAGGTTCCATCAGTGTGCACCATGGAACAAACTGTCATTTTTTACGATTTACTATCAATTACTTTTCTATAACGACTATAAAATATTCCGTTCCTCATAATGGTTATATAAAATGTTTGTAAGATTATTGCCCTGCTATTCCTTTTAAACACAATATCAACGCACTTTTATTCCACTGTAATTTAATCAAATTTGCTTTCATGATTTCTCTTTCTACTTAAACATGAACAATTTGATTCGCCATATTTTTTAAATATAGTCATCCCTTGAAAAAGGAGCTATCAATAATGAACAACTTTAAACAGCAAAGGATTTTCACTAACAATACAGATTTCCACATTTTATTTGGAAGTTATTATGATATACTCAGCTACCATAAAACATTGGATGCTGCTACAGTAGCTTTAAACTCTATTCTTGAATCTGATTATAAATGGCCCTCCATTTGGATTGTGGCACCTGGTCAAACCAGTTTATGGCCTTATATAAAAGCAACTCCCGAGGAAAATAGTCGTACTTCATATGATTCTTTCACTTCGCTAAACAACATCATAGGTGTGGCGGAAGCTGCTAAATTTTTAGGACGTTCCTCTCAAACAGTAAAAAATATGTGCGCTGCCGGCAAATTGCCTGCTAAAAAAATTGAAGGAAAGTGGATTCTCGATAAAACTATACTTAAGTTCTTAAAATAAAAACGCTTACCTTTCTGTATAATGTGAGCTCGTCACCTCCATTATGATTAGGTAAAAAGAACGCTTTCTCCCGAACGCTCTTTTTCTGTTCAAATAAAAATTTTGTTAAAATTCCTACTCGCCTTTATTCTTTGATGACAGGCTCCATAATCCCAAATAAAGCATACTATATTAAAAATTTACTCGTAAAAATCTGATTACAACCTTTTAGATTTCTACATCTCATAAGACATTCATCTACCGTACTAAGGGTGCATATAAAATGCGCTCTTTTATTTGTTGTTAAATAAGAATTTTGTTTAGTTATCATTTGATTAATCATATTTAGATTTTATTAACATACCTTAATATTAATCAGGAATTACACTACTCCCAGTAGATTTGTAGTTCCTGTAATTGAGCCTGTTTGTATAAGCAACAGGTTCTTTTTAATCCCCCTTTACGAATATCCTTCTCCACATTACACATACTATCTACACGTCAACTTCCCATGACTACACTCTTTCAAAACGGAGCTTGTTCCTCCGAATTGTTTAGGCGCTCGGCAGGTAACTTAGTCAATTACCTGCCATTTTCTATTCAAATAACGCTTTTGTTATAATTCTTCCTTAGGATATTTAATATAAGATGAGTCACCCTCAATCATTTCTTCAAAGATTTGGTCAATCCACTCTTGGAACACCGTCAAACCTGTTTCACCATTACTGCTGTGCTCGTTTACATGTTCAGCGAATCCTTCAGCAAATTTCCTTCTATATTTGACCTTAATTTCTTCATCATAATTATTTGGATTATCGTTAAAAGCGACTACTAACATATCAATTGGCAATTTGATTACCACATTATTACCGCTAACCTTTGCGTATTTCATTTTTCGTTCCCCATTTCTGTACAAAATTCAAATTTTATATTAATTTTTTGTAAAGATTGATAAAATATATTTCCTTCACCCAAAAATCCTTATATACTAAAAGTGCAAATGTTATATTTGCCAACATTCCATTTCTGTACGACAATCTTTTGATTAAAGGCTAGGTGAAATCCTAGCCTTTTTTCATTTCACATCAACACGTTTTTGACTTGCTTCCTGACTAAATCCATCTGGGTATCTTTTAGCTAGTTTTGCAATATTCATTTCAGCAACATCTTGTAACGTATATCCCAGTTCGTGCGCCATAATCGATACATAATACATAATGTCCCCAAGTTCTAAGGCTAATTTATAAGTATTTCCGTCCTCTTCTCCTGGACAATGCGATGGTTGAAAACCATGCCCGTGATAAATTGCTTTTTTTACAATATCGGCAACTTCACCAGCTTCGCCTGTAAGTCCTAAAGCTGCATTTGAAACACGTCCTCCAAAATCAGTTTTGCTATTCCAAGTTCGTAAAGTTGCTTCCTGATAATCATTTAATTCATCAATCGATAAGATACTTGCAATCTGTAAAACTGTAGCTTCATTTATAACTTGGTCCTCATTTTTTGCTTCACTCATTAATTTAGTTGCTTCTAATACACCGTTTTCCATAATGTTCATTTTGATTTCCCCTTCCTATTTAACAAATCCCTAATCCTATCGGACGATTTTCAATTAAATACTTATCAGCCTGATCTATTACAAGAAGTGCAACTTCCGCTTGGTGTCTCCTTAACGCTTTTGCCATCCTTGGTAAGCTCATACCTTGACTCCACATTTCACGAAAACGAACTACATCTCTTTCATCCCAAATGAAGTTAGCCTCTTCTAAAGCGATGTATACCTTTAAGCGTGATTCCTTCATCGCTTCATGATTTCTTGCTACACTCATAAGCGAACCTACTTTCTAAAAATGATTATTTTATCTTTTCAGTAAACTTAGTATCCACACGATCAACCTTGCCGTTTACCCAAACCGCAACTTGCTCACCGAATCCGCTCATTGGTGGATTGACTGCTGTAACATTTCCGTCCTTCACTATTAATAGTTTGTTACTACTAACATCAATTTCTATTTTTTTCATATGTCCCTCTCCCTTTTACTACCGCATGTACTCGACAACATCAGGTTTAAAGCCACTTCCTAAATAAACCCGTACCGGAATTATTTCTTTTTTATCCCTTGCTGCCTTACACAATTCTTCCGCTGTATCCCAACTAAAAAACTTATCTACAGCGCGTTGAAATCTCCAAATCGCCATTGCATATTGTTCAAAGATGTCATAACGATCATCTTGTTTAGTTGTGCGTGGTAATTCATCCGTACTCTTTGCATTTCTTGGAATTTGGACGCGTACATCAGCGTATGTAGTGCGTCCAGTACCTCTTTTCACATTTGCCTTCATTACATCGAACTCACAAATTGCTGGCTCGACATCGAAAATATTTAATTGTTTAGGCATGTACCTTCACACTCTTTTCAAGAGCATCAAGTAATTCATTTGCTCCCGCCTTGCTTAAAAACATTCGGCCACCTAGCAACTCTATGTTTGATTCAGAAACTTCCCCCGTCACAAAGCATGACTTATCTTGTTTTCTCAAAACGACGTTTTCCACATCAACATGAAAATCTAGTGCTGTCCCTTCAGCAATCCCTAAAGTCCTGCGTAACTCAACCGGAATTACTACACGCCCTAGCTCGTCCACTTTTCTTGTAACGCCTGTATTTTTCATAATTTGCTCCCCCTCATTAACTTACTTTTTGTTGTTGATTCCGTTGCAACTCTTGTTTCATTGACTCGAATTTAATTAAGTACGCTTTCCAACGCTTATCGTTTTCTTCTTGCTGCTGTATTGCTACTTCACAGTTACAACCATTTCGTTCAATTACACCTGGATAAGTTTCTTTACGAATAATCCCTGTATCACCACATAATGCACACATGCTTATTCCTCCTTAATAGAATCTTTTTCCACTCAAACCTACTATTTTGGTATAATCTCCCTTGAAGGGAGGGAAGTTTAATGAAAGATATTGTATTTACTTTAGAGTTTGCTGATGATTCCGCTAACTCACGAGCCAACAATTACTTAGAAAAAGGTTGGATCTTACTTCATGTTGGCACCAAGGTAATTGATTTCTACAATGAGCAAGCATACTACAACACCGCCTATGTTGTAGGTGCTAACCAAGAACAATATGATGCTTATAAAAAAGAATTAGAAGAAGACAAATTCGAGCTAATTTAAGACTTTTTGCAAGAATTATGAATTACACTTTTGTAAAGCTCTTCATCAGCTAGATGAAGGGCCTTATTTACCTCCACATAACTCAACTCACTTTTTAAGCATTCTTCTTTAATTTTCATCAATAAATTTTCTGTACTTCTTTTAAGATCTTCTCTTTTAATACTTGTTGGCATTCCATCAGTTAATTGAATTTTTTTCATTTTTTATTCCTCCTTATTAGAAACCTAAATTTGCAAGCCTTTGATCAGCTGTTGTGAATTTCAAAACCTTTGAGTCACCTAACAAACGACTAACTGTTTTAGCATCATATTTCTTAAAAAGTTGTTTTCCAGTAAAGTTTGTAGTGGTAAATGTACTCATTCCTTGCCTAGCGTTTGATACTGCATATAAAAGACGTTGAATGAAATCAGATGCCTGTCTATTTGAATCCGTTGAACCACTTTCTGCCCCAAGATCATCTAATACTACAAAATCAGCTTGTCCAATTAATTGAACGAAATATTGAAGTGTATATTTACTGCTCTTATCATCAAAAGAATCCATAATCATTCTTGTTATTGCTTCTAATTCAACGTACAAGCAACTTTTCATAAGATGATAATTTTCTTCTTTTTGACTGATATCCCAAAAATATTGATTTAATTCATGAAGCATGCTGTATGCTAGGAAACTTTTTGCTGTCCCTTGATTTCCTGTAAATACAACTTTTCTAATTTCTCCGTTCTTTAAGTCCTCCAAGGTTTCTTCTACAGCTTTCTTGTGACTAATCGTTTCATCACACCCGGTTCTGTAATCAGATAATCTTGAAAGAGGAATTTTCTTATTTGTAATAACACTAGCCTTTTCCAGCATGTTGAATTTCTGTAAACGGCTAATCTTCTTATAATGAGCGTTAGCTTGTTCCTCCAAAACCTTATTGTTTTGCTCAACTACACATCTTGGGCAAACAGGTTTCCCTTGATAAATAATCATTTGAACTGGCTTAACGATGGTTTGTCCACCTATTTCATAAGAGTGATTCATACATTGATCAGAATGGTAATTCACCTTCGATTCCAGGGATTCTGCCAGTTTTTTCATTGGCGTTGCCATTTCTATTCGCTCCTTTTTTACCTTTGTTTTTAAACTCTATTTCTGCTGCATTAACATCAGCTAAAGTACGAATGTTTTTGTTAACCCACTGTTTTAAAATCCCTTCAGCATAATTCCATTTCTTCTGCTGTTTCAAAGCACGCTCCATAGCCGCCTGTACAAGTTCTTCGCTCGTATCGTTTACCCATTGCGAAATACTTTCGGCTATGAATGAATTTAAAATACCGAAGTTATTTTCGTAGAAAGAGAAGATATTACTACTACTTACATTCTCTGTAGTACTCTTTGTAGTAATCTCTGTATTTGTCTTTACTTTAAAGTCAGGAGCTTCATTACTTTCATGTGAAGAGGTACCTGATTTTGAAGTAACTACCCTCTTTACTTCAAAGTCAACAGGGTCTTCTTCGACTTGTTGATACATACTTGATATGCTTTTTATTTCACTTACTTTAGGCTCAACGAACATTACATTATTTAAAGTGATTTCATTTACAATAATTGTTCTAAATTCGATTACGATTAAGTTCATATCCACTAATAAGTCACAAGCTCGTTTAACTTGTAGTTTTGAAAATCCAAATGTTTCTGCTAATTGCTGATAGCTCTTTTGTAACTTATCTGATTTAAATTTTTTCTTATAAGTAACCTTGCCAGTATATTCATCTCGAATAACTGTAGGACGATACCAATAGACGATTTCACTCAATACCATAATTGCTACAATGTGAGGCTTACCATTACTAAAAGTGATGTAATTAAACCATTCATGATCCACTACATTACCTTTGAAATTTAATCCACCAATTTCAGTTACTACGTTTGCCATAAATATTTACCCCCTAATACAAACTGCCACATATGCTTGTCCACTTTTGATTATTCGTTGAATTTCATAATGCGGATAACCAACTTTGAAATACTGTTCAATCATTTCCTTTAATTCGTCCTTGCTCTCTGCTAAGTTCCAGAATTTATTAGGTAATAGCACTTGATATTCAGTTAAACGCATGTACTATTTCCCTACTTTCCGTGATATACTTATAACAAGTTGTTTTTCTTAACGGACCCACTGCCATGGGTCTTTTTATTTTGTTTTACATCACTCCAAGCCCATTGTTTTATTGGCTCGTAAGTGATGTAAAGCAACCATGAACCACATGCAATTAACATTGCGAATATAACTAACGATGTTGTATCTTCCACTAAATCACCTCCTCATTTATCAAACGGTAATTTTGTTGAAAATCCGAGACTTAATTTTAACTAGCATTTACTCCGACCTTTTGTGCTTCCACCCATTTAAGAAAATCTTCAGCTTTAACACGTTTGCTTTTTCCTATTACAATTAACGGAAAATCTTCTCTCTTCATAAGTGCATATGCGGCTGATCGAGAAATGTTTAGAAATTCCTGTATATCCTCTGCTTTTAGTGCAAATGGAAGTTGTTTTATTTGGTACATGTTTTATAGCTCCTTTTCATTTTTTATATAAGTCATAATACAATTGAACTTTCCGAAATTAAGTTTGAGTTTCTTGAACTCGAACACCTGAAAAAAGGCTATATATATCTTCTTCTAATATTTGTGCTATTTGCATTGCATCATCTAATGCTGGAGTTGCGTAACCAGTTTCCCAATTACTTATTACCGTTTTCTGTTTATTTATCAAAGCTCCTAGTTGTTCCTGGGTAAAATTTTTACGCTTACGAGCTTTAATTAAATTATGTCGTTTCTTTCCCATGATGACACCTCCTAAAATCCAACTTTCTTGAACTTGTTATACTCATTATATATCCAATATTTTTGTACTGTCAATAATAATATCTGAGTTTTTTGGATTTTTAAACAAAATTTTAAAAAACTAATGCAAAACTTTTATAAACCAAGTACAATTTAGTTGTACTTTTAAATTCAAAATACAGTGTTCAGTTTTGGATATAATATATATATGGGGTGAGTTTGTGACTATTTTAGGGCAGAGGATAAAACTTTCTAGAAAACAACGTGGATTAACACAAGATGCATTAGCATTAAAAATAAAAGAAAAGATGGATACGGAAACTAAAGTAACAAAGACTACAATTTCTAACTATGAAACAGGCTATAGTTCGCCATCTAATGAAACTTTAGTTATCATTTCAGATGTATTAAATGTATCTGTTGATTATTTATTAGGCCGATCTGATGATCCAGAATTAAATGCGGTTCAGTTCACTGAAATAAGAAAAGAATTTAATGAGCTAATTGACATGTTAGAAAAAATGCCAAAAGAAAAACAAGATATGTTATTAGATATGATGAAGGCTGCTGTAGGCCATAACAAAAAATGATTGTTAGCAATTAGGCTAACAATCATTTTTTTCTTTTCTAACTATATTTTTAATACTTTCTACCAATTTTTTTTCATTATCATCTGTAGTTAATACTTCTAATTTTAACATTTCCCATAATGTGTTCTCTAGTACATTTTCCATCATTGCTTCCTTCCCCCATCATCCTTAATTATTCAAAAATATTAAAATAAAAAAAATGAATAACCCCTTAAACGTACAAAATGCCATCGCATCCTAAGATGCAATGGCATTTTAATTTATTTATTATCCTAAAGTACCTGGATCCATTTTCATTAGCTGTACTTCTTTTACTTTTCCTGTTGCTTGATTATCTTTAGTTGATACCGAACTAATCGATAACACTGATAATGTGAGCGTACACGCAATAACTACACTAGCGATTATTTTTTTCATCCTCACTGTCCCTCACTTTAAGATATCAAAAATTTTTATGTAGAATAAGTTTCCATCCTTTAAGAACCGATGATATGCCTTTCTTCTCAATCCCTCATCATTCGTTGCAATCGATAAATAAAAATCTTGAATTGCTGTTCGATTACTGATTTGATTTAAAATTTTGCAAGCTTCACTATTCTTATTTTGTCGAATACACTGTAACGCAATTTCAGCGTCATCATGTATATATTCTAATTTTACAGGAATGTTATGGATAATACAACAAAAAGCAGTTGTATTTTCCACTAATTTTCTTTTAAGTAATGATTTGTTATTCTTTAACTTCCTTAATTCTGAAAGTGAAAGCTCAAAAAAATGCAATGCTTTATCAGGCTCACAGAAAATATAACTTTCAGCGAATATACTAAGTGCTGTAGCTTTCAATAAACGAGGAATTTCTTGTTTTTCTAGTACTTTCTGCAATAATTCTCTAGCCATTTTCACTTCATCTTGCATTAAATATGCATATGCACAGATTATATTTAATTCCGATTCGTTTAATGTCTTCTCCAATCCCCTCGGCATTTCATTAATTTTTTCTTGTATCATTCCTTGAAGAACTGTCAAAACATTATATGCACCTAAATCGAAATATCCATATATAATTAAAGTGTTTATAAGTATGTTCACACCGGTTTTGTTTAAATTCACCTGTGTGCGTAAACTTTCTATTTCTTTAAGAAATGCTCCTGATCTCAGTGAATGAGTTTGTCTATCTAAACAAACACGGAATATATCCCTGTAATTATTAGTTACTGATTGTTTGTATTCTTTCTCAACAAGACCGTGAAGCAATTCTGTGTAGCCGGAAAGATATAAATAATACATTGCAATTCTTATATCTGCTTCTTTATCTGTATGCTTTAAGAATTCTTGAACTACTTCCATTTTTTCCTCTTCAGAATTGAGTCCACTTAATATTTTAACTAACTTTGCAAAAGTCATAGGCACTTTTCCATTCAGTGTCTTCCACAAATTTGACTGCGATAAATTTGTTATTCTTGAAAGCTTTACTGAATTTAACTCATCACCTGAAACAATATCGCCTAAACTAGCTACTTTATTCATAATGAAGCCTCCTTTGAACGCGAGACACCTTCCCTGAATTTTCTCAATAGAAAAACTATACCATCTAAGTTTTTTTAGATTTAATATGTTATACTTGTGCTGACTCATGGCAAGTGTTTTCCCTACCTTATTAGGGGAACAGCATAAGAGTGGCTGCACACTACTTTTGCTGCGCTATGGGTCTTTTTTGTTCTTAATTTTCATCTTTAAAATCAGTTTATCACAAGATTAAGAATCTTCATTCCGTTTATAGTCAAATCATGTTGAGAAATTTTTTTCAAAAAGTCCATTTTTTCACTAAGAATATTTTACCACCAAAAGAACACTTGTTCTAGTTCAATTTTGATTTCTAACCAAATAATTAAGCTAACATACCATTTAAGCCAAATTATTTGGTATATATAGTTTAAAAATAATGCCTTATTTATAATAAAGACATGAATACATTTGGAGAAAATTTAAAAAAGTTTAGAAATACTCGTTCTTTAACGCAAGCTGAATTAGGCGATAAAGTTCAATTAAGTCGTAGTCAGATTAGTAATCTGGAAACCAACTTCAATGAGCCTGATTTAGATTCGTTAGATCGTATCGCGTCATTCTTTGATATCTCTGTTGATACACTAATGGGGCGAAAGTTCACGACCAGTGAAAAGAATTTAGAAAATGTTCTCGATGAAATTCAAACGGTTTTCGCAGGCCTGGATGAATCCCAACGAGAACAGTTCTGTAAACAACTCAAGTTTTACACGCAATTTTTAAACGAGAAAAAAGAATTGTTATGA